CTTATAATCCCTATATGACGCTATTACCTCGTCAACTTAAGATTTATGATGGGTCAGCTCCTATACCGCCAATTGTTGCTAGCGATGCATTTCCACCATCAGATTTCTGAATAATCTTAAAGGTTAATGTATGTGCTAACAATGTAACCGCATCATCCGCCATTAGCTCGAAAGCATAATAGGGAAATACTGGAACATTGTGTCTCATACCAGTTGCTAACGCTGCAACAGTTACAACATTTGCTAATCCTGTACTACCGGGATTCATAGCAAAATGCATACCTAATACAGCGGCTGCATAACCTAAGTCATCAGTCAGTTCTCCTAGTTGAACACCATCTGTTGCTGTTGCTCTAGTAGTGGTACCAGCTAAAGCAAAATCATCAGAATATCCACCCCAAAGCATTAATGGTGCGGCTGCGCCATCTTGAGCAGCCGAAGCTGCTACAATTAAAGACCAAGGTGCGGAAGTATTCAATTCTACTGGAGTTTTTAACGACCAATTAACCTCATTAGTCGCATCAGTAGTGGCTGTACCAGTCCATATGCCAAATCCATTAACAGTACTGGCTGTCCACGCAGTTTGAGTTTGTGCTGCCATTTCAATCCCTCCTTAAGACCATTTCAAGACGGCATGTGTTTCAGGAAGAGTGATTTCCAGACCACTTTCAGTGATTATCTGGTCACGCCTTCCATCTTCATCATTCGCCTGAATGTTAGTTTCAACGAAAGTATCACGACTTATGCCATTACCAACCAAAGGCCTATAAGCAACATTGCCCATATCAACAGCACAACAATAATCTTCCCATGGTCCACGCATAAGCGGTTCCATAACAAAATGAAGATTACCATATATTGTGTTAACTACGGTCACCTGATGCCCAAAAGAACCCTTGATGTTTTGAACATCAAGTCTGTACTGGGATGAACCAACTGAGTTATTCATGAAAGAACCATTGCCAAGCTTATTCAGATAGGTAATAACCTTTCTGGAAGCTAGAACAAGTTTATTTCCTGAATTTCCGCTTTCTGGTGCAAAGAAGTCTTCCATTGCATCTAAGAAAGCATCGTACCCAGATGATGCATATGACATATTATAGAGCTTGCCATTAACCTCTGTGTAAGGAACTATGCCATGAGTATAACGAGTTATACCAGCAGTTTCACCGGTTGCATCAGTGTCACCTTCTGTAGCAGCACCTGCAACACCTCGTCCGAACAGAAACGCTTGTTCCATATCCATCTTGTGTTCCATGAGCTTTTCAGTCCATACACGTTTGTACTCATTAGGAATACCACGATACACAGTAGCCTGAGCTGTACCTGAGAAAAGATTCATTGCAGTTTTAAATATCTGACAATATCCTTCCCTATCAAATAGAGCATCTTCCCAGCCAAGTGGAGCTGTAGAGCCTTCCGGCCATCCAGTACCAATTACCTGACCTTTAGCACCCGCTAATATGTCCTCTTCAGCTGTCATATCTTTTCCAACTACAAACAGGTCTTCACCAGAAATAGACGTTTGAGCAGCATCATGCTTAATTTCATTCGCTGTTCCAGCAGCTGCATCACCAATTACCGTATCCCGGGCTATTCTAAGAATAACAACACCCTCGTTTGTTTTTACGGCAAGTGTCTGTCCCGGTAAGATAAACTTACAAGGTTGGTCAGCTGCAATTACACCCTTTGTATTATAACCACACTTAATAACCAAGTCGTTGCCACCACCAAGCGTGACGCCAGCAGCTACTCCAAGGTTAGATAGTGGAGTAATAACTTCGAAATTCCTTCGTTGCCATTGATGTCTCTGCTCCAAGGTTTTAAATACCGGGTCATTAGTAGGCTTTTTAGCAACCTTTGCCAGATAAGTAAAGAATGGAGACTGTTGTGGAGCAAGCTCAGAAACTCTTTCCCCGAATGAAAACATTCGACGATTATTGTCAATTGAGATGCCCTGTACAGCAGTGCCAAACGAAGGATTATATTTACTTTGACTTACTGTAGCCATTTTAAATATCTCCTATATTTTTTATTTTATGACCATCTAGAATGGGTTATTCTTGTTATACCCATCAATGAGGTCATTCATTATTTGGTTTTCTGCAGACCCTTGACCCCCAGCACTCTGTCCCGAGACTACTCCCATTGGACTGGCAACTTGTTGAGCACGCTTTGTCTGTTCGAAAACAGGACTTCCTGCCTGAACAGGAGCTTGCTGAACGCTGTTACCACCTTGTTCCATTTGGTAAAGTCTCCAGAGGTTATCAATCGTTATTGAATCATCAGATGAGAACTTATTAACAAAACCCCGTATATCCTCATCCGAAGCATTATAATTCTGCTTCACATGACTAGCTACTGAGTTTAATTGTTGATATTCCTGTCTCTGTGCTTCCCTTATAGCTTCTTGACGTTTTTGTCCTTCAACAAAGTCCATCCTTTCTGCTCTAGCAAGCTCAGACTGATATTGCGAATGCAATTGCGTATACTCGTCCATAGTGTCTCTCCACTCATCCATACTATCCAAGTAATGAGCAGAATCACTCTGTGGGTCCGTATAAGCCTCTTCACGACTGTAGTTTCTGGGTTTCATTGGTCTCTCTGGTGGAGATGGAAAGTCAACACTCTCTTCTTGCTGTGTCTCTGCCTGAGATTGCTGAGCTTGCTGGTTAATGATATTTAACTGATTCTGGAGCAATTGATTTTGCTCTCTCATTCCAGTTAGGTCATTTTTAGCTTTGTCAGCCTGTGATTGCCAGTACTCATAACGAACTTCTTCATTATTAGGTGTGCTAACAGTTTCAGGTTGTGGAGTAACAGTTTCTTCTTGCTGAGCCTCAGGTATTCCCATTAATTCATTAACGGAAGCTGAAGTTTCCTCTTCTCCTGCGGGTGCGAATGCATCCTGTTGCCCGGTCTCATTATTGCCGAGCATGACATCGTCTACAACGGGGTCAGCCTTTGGAGCGAATTGTCCTAATTCGTTCCTAGCTTGAGTATCCGTTTGTTGTATTTCTTCCACGATAATCTCCTATGGTTGCTCCTAAGTTAGGCCTTCTTAGGGGGTGAACCGTTTTTTACTGATTTCTGGGAAGCCTCTCTGACTTCCTTCTTGATTTGACCCATTGCGTCATCAAGGCGTTTCTCAAAGACTGTTCCAGCAGCTTTCGCTTTTGTGGAGGTTGAGTCTAATCCCGCCTTAAATTTTTCTATCTCTGCACGCTGTTTAGCGTGGAAAGCTTCCCTCTCTCTAGTCTGAAGGTCGCCCTGTAATTTTTTAATTGATTCTTGTGCCTGCTTAAGTTGTCCCTGTAATTGCTGTATAGTATCAGTCCTCTCAAGAACTCCTTCCATATCAAATACCTCTGTTTTCTTTAGCACCTCAAGTTTGTCTATAATACCCTTCTCATATGCATCCATATACATCTCAAGTTGGGCATATCTATTTGTTGGCAGAGTAGACCCCGTAACAACAATAATATCATATTTGCCAGTATCCAATCTATTAACAACATTAACTAACTGCCCCTTATCATCATAAAGTTTCTTATTCAAAGCAAATTTACTCATGGAGTTATTGGGTTTGAGTAATCTTATAAGTTTTTCTTCTTTATAAAGTTGCTGCATCATTGGAATGGCTAACTCACCAATCCTCTTTAAGCCAATTTCGATATCCATAAGTTTGCTCTTCATCTTTCTCTGACCAAACTCATCCAAACTTATAGTAGCTTTATAGGTATTAGGAGCAACCTGTGAGTTCCCCATCATCATCTCGTAGAGGCCCAATTGATGGTCTATGTCAGATTTAGCCGTTGTTTCGTTGGAGTAGAGTTCATTCGGAAGAGGTGATGGTTGCACTGGCACAGGTTGCCCTTGGTCGAAATCACACTCAATTGCTACACCCGGCTGAGCCCATTTCTCCTCAAACTCTTTCATGTCTATAGAGCCTGATGGAATGAGTATCTTTGTATTCGTGCTAGTTGTAGCATGAGCAATAATCAAGGAACGAGTCTTATTGATATATTCCTGTAACCCCTTGACCATCCTAACATCTGATACCGGATATGGAGTCCGAGTATGCTGATTCATAAAGAATACTATAGGATACTTGTCAATTGGTAAGAGCCTCTTATACAGAAGCTTATCGCCCATTATGACACTCATTTTAATTCTTTTTGTGGGAACAACAACCTCTTCAATTCTTCCCATCTTTATAAGGTCTAATGCAGTTAGCTTTTCAAGCTTAGGAGGCTCCGGAGGAAGAACACCCTGTTGATTAGCCATCTGCTCTTGCTGAGCATATTGCTGAACAATAGCATCCGCCATTGCCTTTGCCTGCTCTTCTCTCTCAAGAATCTGACCATTTATAATCCAATATGGTTTTTCCAAGAAAGAATCCCAATTAGCCTCATCTATCAAATCCTCTTCACCACTCCAATCAAGCTTGACTCTATGCATATTAACAACAATCTTAGAATATCTTTCATAGCCCCTGACATACTCATTATTCACCCCAAAAGTAGCCCTAGTCTCTGTATCAGATGTTTCAGGAAAAGCAAGTCCTATCTCATCGGTCCTGTCAGTAGTGGGACGGTCAGACTGTTGAGAGTCTGTAGAGGCATTCTTAATAGCTGTTGCATACATAGGATATAGGTTTTCAGCCTGTTCCCTTGTGAATAGTCTGCTAACAATAATATTTTCTGCATCATCACAGAATCTATTTCTAGAATTAGGGTCTATATAGACATCGAGTGGGTCTATATCATGAATACAAACCTCTCCTTTTCCCATATCCATCATGGGGTCGATATAAATCTGCATAGCACCCATGCCTAATACATAGTAATCATCAACCACATTCCTTAATACTTGGTCGCCATCTGATATCTGCCAAATATACTCCAAAAGGCCATTGATAGCCTGAGCAGTTTTATTATCGCTATCTTCTCTTGGAGAAACCCTGAAAGAAGGCTTATTAGCTGTAATCATCGCTTTTGCAGATTCTACTGCTGGATGAATACGATTTATAACAATAGCAGCCTGCCCCCTGCTATCTAGGGTTTTTTTCTGTTCGGTGGTCCACTGGCGACCTAATCTAAATTCTTTATCTTCCTGAGCCTGTTGTGCCCAAGTTTCCCTATTGTTACTATAAGTCTTCCAAAGGTCTACTGTCTCATCAATTAACTTTTTATCCGATGATTCAGCCATTAATAGAAACCTCCGGGAGTTTGATTTTGGAAACCCTGAGGCATATAAGAGGCAGCACTTTGTACATGAGAAGTATAACTTGGTTGATATTGATTCTGACTAGCATTAGCTCCGCTCATAAGAGTATCCCTGAGTTGTCCCATGGTACCCTGAACATCCTCAACACCCATCTTTTTCATTGCCATGCCTAAGAGTCCACCCTTATTACCAGTGGCAATATCAGCTGTAGCAGGCTGCTTAGCCATTCCTTGTCCCAACTGGAACCCTCCTTGAGGGTTTAAATCAAAAGTTTTCTGGAACCCCTGATAAGGATTGCCACCACCCCCTTGAGGATTCATACTAAAACCACCATAACCTGATGGAATCTGAGAACCAAAACCTTGTTGGCCCTGAAGATACTGTCCTATCCCAATCAAACTCATATTAACCTCTTATAGATGTAATCATTACTGAGTAAAGTTAAGCATTACATAGTCATCCAGTCAAGAAGTTTCCTTTTATTTGTCTTCTTCTTCCCATCAATAGACTTTTTCCTGCATGGAAACGCTTTATCCAGTGCAATCCAGACTGCATCCATGATATCATCATGCCTTCCTCGTGGATAACTAAGAAACTCCTGCTGTGCAGTTATATCCTGCGGTCTAAAGAAGAATTCTTTCTTAGCAAGCATAGGAACAAGACTTATCAATCTTTCGCTCTTACGCGTTCTGGGTTTAACCCCCTTCTCTAAACCGGGTATATACAGGTTTTGTTCCAGCATTTGTTTGCGGACTGCACTCCTTAAAGCTTCCTGATAGGCTACAGTCTCAATCTTCATTCTTCTGGGCTTAAACTTTTTAAAGGTTTTAATGATGGTATCAGGTTGTAAAGCAGGGTCGAGCCTGTTACGATAAATATCGAGTATATACTTATTATTATCACTATCAACGCCAACGGTAACAATAACAAAAAAGTCTGCCCTAGCACTAAGACTACTAGCAGGGTCAATTCCGCAATAAACTTCAATAGGTTTAACATCCTCTCCTTCTCCTGTTTTCTTAACTAAACATGGTTGACCATTCCTTCTTTCAAAGTCATAATGATGTAACTGGATATATTCTGGTTTAAAAGGGGCATCATCGGGTGATTGAGCAATATTCATATATTCCTGATAAAAACCATTAATATTACCCACACTCTGAAACTCTTCTTTTATCTGGAGAATGCGCTCCTTAGGAAACCTCTGAGGCCAAATACTCTTCTCCTCTTCATCCCAGATGCTATACCACAGCGTAGTCCAAGCTTTAGACTCTTTTGCCCAACAGAGAAAGCAATCTTCACTAATTACAGTGCCAATCATGACTATTCTGCCATCATCTGAGAGTGAGGGTATCACAGCCTCTGTCATCCACTTCCTATTCTTAACTCTTCCCTCAGGAGTAAAAGCATTCAATTCTGATTCAAAGTCATCAACAATGACTAGATTAGGTCGCGTATCCCCTTCAATAAACCCCCTAACCCTCTGTCCAGTCCCCACTGCAATAATACGAGTGCCATTAGCTAGTATAATATCAGAATTAGTCCATCTCTTAGCTGTTCTTTGGGAAAAATCACCAAAGACTGTCTTAAATTTATCAGAATGGTCAAGATGATATTTTATTCTTGAAAGAAAGTTTACGCTCTGAGACTGTGATTCAGAGATAATTACTATAAAAAGGTCTTCATCCTCTCTTTTAAAGGCTGCTCTATGAAGAGGGAGAAATAAAGAAACAGCTGTTGACTTAGCTGTTCCTCTAGGAGCTGCAATTAAAACCCTAGGGATTCCTTTATTACCTATATGGCTATAGATTTCACCATGAAAGGGCGGTGTGGTACGCTTTGCAGCAGTTGGGAAACAATATCTTCCGAATAAACCAATATTATTCTTTAACTTTTTTAACGCTTGGAGCTTTTCGTAACGCTCCTCGTAATCATTTACTACTGGTTTCTCCAGCATCCTCTACTACCTGTGTGGCTATAAGCTTCTTTTCTTCCTCACTTATCTCATCAAGCATCTTTTTGGTGGATACAGCTTCTATAGAGGTAGTTGTCTTAGTCAAGGCCTTGTCCTTCATGCCATGCATATCCTGCAAGTTCTCTACAGCACGCATAATATTGGACACATCCTTCTTATTCTTAGCCAACTCAATAGCATCCCCTAGTAATTCCATCGTCCAGTCAGCTGTATAGCCATGCTCATTCAATAACTTCTGTAATTCTTCTCGTACCATATCTCTAAATACCTCAGTTTTCATTCTACGTTTCCAAGACATATGCATCTTATCAGTCAACGAACCAAAAGCTAGGTCAATTGCCAAGTCTTTGTTCATTGTCTGTGCATAGCACATAGCAAGGTTCTTCATTTTTTCCTGTTTCTTTGCCCCTGACAGATAAGGATTTCCCTTAAGAGTATGAGGAGTAACCCTCCCTTTAACATTAAACTTTGTAGTAGGGTACTTTGGATTCCACATAAAATAACCCCAAGGCAAACGGAGATATACAGTATGAGCCCCCCTGTCATTAGGATATTTTGTCCTTTTAATGACCTTAGCACAGAATCCATCATCAGATAAAGCCCAATCACCAACCCTTGCTTCTTTCCAGTAAACATAGCTTTTACCCTCATTATCCATCTCATGTTGTTCATAGACCTGATACTCAGTAGGCTCAGTATCACCGCGATGCTTTATATTAACTGTAAACATCTACTCTCTTACTAGAACCTCTTCTTTAATAAATCTATTAAACTCATACCCTGTGGTGCATCTGCTGTTTGATATCCAAAACTTAAAGGACCTAGCCCAAATCTTCTTTCAGTATAAGACCCTTCATGTGCAGGTAGCCCTCCAAATCCTTCTGGATACTTATGATAGAGCTGAGGGTCTTCACCAGCTAAGCCAAGATGACTACGAATCATTGTGCCTTGTGGAGTTAGAGTATTAGTTCTAAAAAGATGGTCTCTGTCTTTATTATTTGTAGTGACAGTTCTTTGTCTTGTGCTGCCTGAAGGACTAGTCAATCTAATATTCTGAGAAAAATCATGTTTTCTATCTCCTCTTCCAGTAACACCAACTCCTGCCAGAAAACCCTGCTCTTCAGTGCCTGTTGGATTTTCCCATCCCTGTGGGTAATCATATACAAGAGGAGGATTATCATAGCCACTTTGGTCTAAATTTCTTTCAGTTTCGCCTTGGACTCTAGTCCCTAAACCCATAATTTTGTTTTCATCAGCATATGCTCCTTTAATAGCACCTTTCCTTTTTTTGTATTCCCCTTTTTCTATTCCACCATACAGTGAATCTCTAATATATTGTAATAAACCACCCATTATTCTATTTCCTTAATTCAAAATGAGGGAAATCATCAAACTTATTGTCATCTACTTCAAAATTTTGATTCCAATCTCCTCCCCAGCGAAGATTAATGCCCATACTCTTAGCTATACCAATTACAAACCCCGCAAAGAGGTGAAATCTCTCCCTGTCTCCCCAATCAATTGGATAAGGAGCCACATCCACAGCATTACTAGGAGAACTATTATGCCTACCCTTAGGAAATGTAACCTTTGTTTTCCCTTCTTTGTAGAGAGCATTCTGTCTATCTTCACCCCTATGACCTTCGAGTACAGAACAATCCACCGTCTTGATAACTTCATTAAACACCTCCTGCAATTCTTTTCTGCAAGTTGAAAGCTGGTTAGTAGACTTCTTGCCAAATTTAGGCACTAATATTCATCTCCTAAATCTCTGTCCCTTGCTTTGCCAAATTTCTTGTAATAATCACTCGAAGGCTTCATTGGCTTCTTAATCTGAGTATTAGCCGTTGGCCTACT